GTTAGGATCGCCAGTAATACCTAATTCTTCTTTAAAATCATTTTCAATTTCATGGCACAGAATCATGATTTCCTCGCGCTCTGCTGTTGCGACTAAGGCGGCGAAGCGTTGAATGTCGCTGTCTAGTATCGGAAACTCGATTCCGCACTCCCGCGCCATGCGGATAATGTCATCTCTTGTCATCGCCAATCTCCATGTAACCCCCGATTTCCTCGATGCCATTGTTCTCGCGCATCTTGTTCTAGTTTATTTGCTGCCGATTCTTTTCTTTCTTTACGCACCAATTCAAAGTAATCCAACATCCTTTGTCGTTCTATGTTTCTAAGCTTTAATACATACCTTACTTCGCAGCGGTGGCGTTCTTCTTCGAAAAACTCATTCATATAAAGAAATTGTTTCGTTTTGTTTTGGAATAATTAAACCAAAATCAGTCACAAAAAGAGAATTTGTTTGATACCGGTATATATTTATTTTTCTTTTGCTTGATTCTTTCCAGGTGTTTTTGTGACTAATTCCCCGTCTTTCTCCAACCTTTACCCATCCCATTTGTTTCCAGAAAAAGTTACTTGCTAAATCATCCGCACAACCGCAAGCAAAATCTTCCCTCCCAACTAAATTGCCATGACTTACAGCGGCGGATAACAAAGCCTTTCCTCTTTCAATTAATCGCGCGTCTTGTTGAATACATATTTGGTTGCATTTTGATATTTTCCCGTAACTAAACATCACAAATCCAACTAAATCGCCATTTTCTTCGCAGACAAAAATTTTGTCGTTGCACGTTGTGCTCCAGCGTTTCCCAGATTTATGACCAGTAATTGCAGCTTCATATGCAGGTTTAGGAATAAAACCCAATGAAAAACTTTCTTTGTTTGCCAAAGAAACAATGTAAGGAATGTCATCAAGTTTTGCATTTCTAATCATGCTAATGCTCTGATCTTGTCTGCAATACGTTTTCTAAGCTCTGACCATCCTTCGCCAGCCAGAGGCGTTATTCCTACCTCTGCGGCCTTTTTCATGGTCAATTGCTCGTCTGAGTACCAAGGAAGCGCAGGAGGCTTCTTTTCTTGCATATCTAATTCATCTTCCCAACGTCCTTGGTTTAGCCAGGTAGACGCATGAGGAATGAACTCTGTAGACGTTTCTTTTAGTTGCCAATAACGAATATGGTTTGGCAAAGCTTCTAAAGCTGCTTCTTGTTCGTCTTTAGGCATCCGTTCCCAAATTTTTTGAGCAACGCGTTTGGATACTTTGCGCGGATAAAGTTCCCAAAATTGGCTAAACATCGCTTTTCCCTGTAGCTTCCTTGAATGTTAGTGTGATGGTCATTTAGCTTTCGCAGGGTTAATCATCGTTTGCATCAAATCTGCTTGTATCTGTAGTAGCTTGGTGAGATGCTCATAAGTTAAATTGCGCATCCTGTCAGCTGTATGTGTGCCATAAGCAATCACAGTTTTATCAATCGCTTCCTGTAATTCTCTATGCGATGTATAAATAATCATTGTTGTTCTCCTGTAGCTTTGGCGATGGCGGCTTTTGTTCTTGCTATCGTGTTTTGCATTCCTTCATAGTTGTATTGCTCCATTCTCCATAGCGATTCTTTCAACGCATCTACCAACTCAGCATTCACTTCATGCAAATGGCGTAGTTCGGCGGCGGCTTGTTGGCACCGGTCGCTTCCACTAGGCCATAGTTCGGTCGCATCAAGTAAATAAGCCAGCCGCAGGGCTTCTGGTTGTGTGGTCATGTTTTGTCTCCCGTAAAGTTGTTCTACATTATTTTTTTATTTTGAAAGAGTTACCAAACAAAATAAATAATGCCCACCAATAAGAATTGGTCAGCCATATTAAAAAACATATGGCACAAACAATTACAATGTTTTCTAAAACAGCCCAGCCTATATCGCTCATAATTTCCTCCCATGTATATTATTAAGTCCGCTTAATCTTGGAGTCAAGCATTATTTCTCCAATCTGTTTCATCCCAATTGCCTTTTCCGTGATTACAAACGCCGCATAGTATTTGCAGATTGTTAATATCTAACGCAAGTTCTGGATATTTCAGCCTGGGTTTTATGTGATCTACATTCATCACGGCTCCTGTTTTTGGAGTTGCGCCACAACATTGACAACGTGGCCCGTAAAGTTTTAAAGCTTCCATGCGCAATCTGCGCCATTCATAGCTTAAAAGAAAGTCGTTGCCAGCTTCTTTTGGTTTTTTTAATTTTGGCGGCTTAGGAACTTTTGGAGGCAGTTTTTTTAATCTACCAGCCAAAATTACCTCTGCATTTGAATTTACCCAAGCGTGAGAACCAACACCATCGGGTTTTGGGTAGCCATCTAACGCTAAGCTTTCGCAAACCAGGTCAACAAATTTTGTTTTGTATCTTGCGGCGCATTTAACTTTACGTCTGCAATATGCTCGTAAAGTACTTGGATGCAGTTTTAATTTAGCCATAGCGTCCCCAAGGGTGATAAGCCTGTAGTTTCCTACGCTTGTTCACTTGTTCCCATCTATATCCAAGACTCCGGTTATAGACTAGAAATCCCATAAGGCAGCGATTCATCGATAGGAAAGTTGTCTATCACCTCGGTCTTTCCTTTCTTGCGCAGTCCCTCACTGACAGGCTGCACGGCTTGCTTCCGGGTGCTGGATAGCCGATGTTTTCTTGGCGGCGGCCCATGTAAGCCCACTTCTGACGCGACCAGTACGGTCTAAACGCAAAAAAGCCCTTTAGTCTTGGCTCTCGCGTGTGTGCGCACGCTCCCGAAGGAATGAGAACCAAAGCTAAAGGGCTTCAGTTGTTTCTATGCGCACACATAGACGGTTTAAATATAAACGTCTTTGTGCAGCATGGCAAGTAAAAAAAATGCCCTAGTACGTTCTAGGGCAAAAAAGAAGGGCTGGTGAGTACCCTTCTGCGAGAAAGTGGTGCTGGCTTACCCTAACCCGCGCCAGCGGCGGTGGGAGACGTCCGTAGGGTTCGGGTTCGATTACCGACCAAGGTTGATGAAAAAACGTCTCAGGACTCTTTATAGCTCAGGCCAAACAAAATGCCAATCCTGGGGGAACATTTTTTTTCTCGTCAACGCTCCGTCAGTCTTTTTTTCAATTTCAGCCGCCAAAAACAGGCGTTTGTCCGACGGAATGCCGGTCTTACGCCACATACATACCGCTGGCGGGCTAATTCTTAGCTGCTTTGCAATCGCCGCTGGCCCACCTAATAAATCAATAATCTGAGAATCCGTCATCATTAAGCTATCTTACCAAATATTTGTTGACTGTGCCATTAATTTAGCTTAACCTGTTTCTTGCCGTGAATGTACGGCTTAACTTAGGAGACTTTACATGGACGCACAGAAACTTATCAATGATGAAATAGAACAGCGGCTGGATGCCGTTCTTTGGAAAGTTGAGCAAATTCTTGAACCAGATGAAATTTCCCTGATACGTTGGGCTTGCGGCAAATCTTCTTACACTTCAAAGGACAATCATGAAACTTTCGACTTCAATGCCATCTAAAGAATTTAAAACCGCGCCTCCTGGCTCCCACATTGGCCGACTCTACAAAATGGTAGACATTGGAACCCAACAAGGCGAATGGCAGGGCAAAGCCACTTATGCCCGCAAGATCATCTTTTATTTTGAGCTATTGGGAGATGATGATTCCGGACAGCCGCTTATGACTGACGATGGAAAGCCTTTGATCGTCACCAAATACTACAACGCATCCCTAAGCGAGAAATCAACGCTTCGCAAGCATCTCCAGGCTTGGTTGAATCTTGACTTCAACAACATGCCTAGCGGCTTTGACGCAACGTCATTGCTTGGCAAATATGCGATGGTCAACATCACCAACTATACGAAGGATGGCAAAACCAAATCCTCTATAGAAAGCCTGACCGCCGTTCCCTCCGTAGTAGTAAAACACGGCCTTCCACAAGGCATAAACGACCTGTTTATGTTTGACTTGGAAAAGTTTGACAGCGAGAAATTTAATTCCTTGTCTGACGGAGTTAAAAACCTTATTCAACAGTCACCAGAATATCGAGCTATTGCTAACAAGGCTGCACCAGCAAAAACAGCCCCCGCAAAAGCTGACGATGGTTTTGATGATGCCGTGCCATTCTGAAAGGAAAGATTATGAGCTGCAACGAATGCAAATATTGGGTAGATGGCGGCCACTTTGGAACCTGCAAACGCTATCCAACAGCCACCTCTAAAGCCCCGTCAGATTGGTGCGGGGAATTTTATTCAAAAGAAAATTTTGCAAAATACAAATCTTCTGGACAACAAAATGCATTTATTCCTGCCGTTACCAGCGAGGAATTAGGCGAAGTTATGAACCAAGTAGAGAAACGTCGCGGCAGACCGCCGAAGGGGGAAGAATGAAAGCTTTTCCTACAGTCACCGGCGCGGTTGGCATGGATTTGCGCGATTACTTTGCGGCTAAAGCAATGCAATCTTTAATGACAAATATTAAAAATGTTGGCCCGTTAATTGAATTTGTTCCTCAAGCTGCTTATGAATGGGCTGATGCAATGATGAAAGCGAGGGAAAACCATGAATAAAATAATTTTTCAAAAATTTACCACCAAACAAGTTGCCGACGCTCTTTTTGAAAGCATTGATTCTTACGAACGAGCAGACGACAAAGACGATCAATGCAACCCTGAAGTTCCTTTGCTTATTAATATTAATGGCAAAAAACATTATGTTTTGAGTGTTGGAGGCGATCCAGATGAGGAAGGATTGATTCTTGAGGCCAAACCAGCATCATATTGGGAGAAATAATGAGCCACTGGTAATAAAAAAGACGGAGCTCCGCAATATACCGTTGTGGGAGCAAACGGCAAAGAACGCGATACAACGCTGCGAGACGCTCGCAAACTGGATTTAGTACCTTCCGTTACTACCATCCTAAACGTGGCCGCCAAGCCCGGTTTAAACGTCTGGTTGCAACAGCAAGTGTTGATGGCGGCTCTTACCCTGCCAAGGCATGAGAATGAAGCCGAGGAAGCCTGGATAGAAAGGATTATTCAGGATTCCAAGGTTCAAACTAAAGACGCGGCAGATCGTGGCACTAATATGCACGACCAGATTGAGGATTATTTCAACAAAAAGCCAGGGGATTATCCTGATTATTGCAAGGAAACCTATTTTGCGGTGGTCAAGGAATTTGGAAATCAGGATTGGATTACCGAACAATCCTTTGCGTCTGACCTTGGTTTTGGCGGCAAAGTTGACCTTCATGCCAAAGGCATTGTTATTGACTTTAAAACTAAAGAAAAGGTTGACGACAAGACAGCCGTTTACGATGAGCATGCCATGCAACTGGCCGCTTATCGGGTCGGTTTGGGTATGCCTGAAGCCATCTGTGCCAATGTTTTTGTTGATCTGGCTGGCAACGTCAAAATCATCCGGCATGAAGAAACCGAAGTAGCTAAAGCCTGGGATATGTTTATGGCGCTTCTTTCCTTTTATCGTATCAAAAACGCAATTTAATAACATTTAGCCAGCCTAGTTAATTCTGGGCTGGTTTATTTGCAGAAACTTGTTGACACATATAGTTAAGCTGCCTTAACATCCTAATCACCCAATAACTTTACAGGGATAAACAAATGTTTAGTTCAGTTGAATCACATCGCAAAGGTTTAGAAGCCGGAATGGACATAGCCAAAGTCCGGCTAAATGAAATCTTGGAAGTGGAATGTCCGAACCTTGGTTCTGCACTTGCCGAAGTTGAGTTTCTAAAGCGCAAATACAAATACTTAAAACAAGACTACGACGATCTTCAACTGGAACTGAAAGAAAGGGCAGATTGGAAATGACTACCAAATACCCACGCCTGACTATGGCGATTCTTATATTCCTAGCTGTGTTTGCTCCAGCCTTGGTGGAAAGGTTCCTATGATTACCCTAACACGCGAGGAAGCGCAGCAGGTGCTGGATGCGTTTGTAAATTGGGATGCAAGGGGAAGGCTGAGACTGATCGAACTACTCCGCACCCGACTTGCGCAGCCTGAACCGGAGCAAGAAAACGACATGAAGAAGTATCTTGCAAGCCCTAATCCTTGGAGGTTAATGCCATGACTGACCGTGAACTGATGCGACAGGCGGTGGTTGCGCTGGATTTAGCAATGCTACATGGGGAATTTCCGCAAAGTGCTGGCATATTGCGAGACATAAGTAACGCAGCCAATGCTCTCAGCGCCAGACTAAGCGCACCTGAACCGGAAACTGATGTTGAGCTAATCAACCGAGGATGTCGTTACACAACAGAACTAACGCAGCCTGAACCGGAGCCGGTGGCGTATCTGCTACGAAAAGAGTTTGGGTTTGGGTACGAGACGGGAGATAGAGAAGACTATGGCGCAATCCCTGTTTACACCACCCCACTACAGCGCGAATGGCAGGGGCTGACGGATGAGGAAATACGTCAAGAATATTTTTCGTATCCGGTGATTGGGAATTGGGGATTTGCCCGCGCCATTGAAGCCAAGTTACGGGAGAAAAACACATGAGCCAAAGACAAGCAATCCTAAAATGCCTTCAGAAAGGCTGGAAATCGCCCTTAGACGCGCTTTACGAGGCTGGCACTATGAAATTAGCCACTAGGGTTGGAGAACTCCGTAGAAGCGGTTATGTTATCTTGGATAAATGGTCGGATGATAAGCGTTACAAACTTTATAAGTTAATAAAGAAAGGAGCTTAAATGAACAACCGCAGAAACATGAAACTAAGCGATGAATACATTTATACGCCAGCAACTACCGACGTAACGATCCGCTGGCGCAATAAGTACAACTGGGTTCCACCTACCGAAGATCCTGTTTATCAAAAGAAGTGGGCAGAATTCAGGCATATGCTTGCTCGCGGCATAGAAAGCCTAAAGACATGACTACCTGGACAATCATTCTTTTTGTTGCCGGGCTATTGGTTGGCATGGGAATCTGCTTTTCCGTAGCCTCGGCTGTTATCGCTTTTTTAACACTCTATGACAATTAGATTTTGCACTACCTGCCAGCGCAAGAAACCAGAAGAAGGCGGGTATAAACAGCCAGGGCTTTGCAGAGGATGGCGTTGCAAGGAATGCATGGAACGCAAGAGCATCAGCCCTTACTTATCCAAAAAATCACGAGAACAAAGGGGACTTGTATGAAAAAGCTAGGAATCTTCCTGTTTTTTCTTTGCTCATTTGCAATAGCCGAAGATTGGTTTGAAGGGCCAAACCGGGCAAACGGAAAGATTGTATTGCTATCTGGCGCTTGCACACCGCGCCCAGACGCAACCACCATGCGCCGTATGTATGCAACAGCGGACGGCGGCAGAACAATCTGGGGCTGCTGGAATTACTGGGCTGGTGCAGTCCATGTCGTTTATGACGATGGACAAACCTATACTTACCCGCCAGAGTTATTTACGCCCAAGCAATCCAAATAATTATTTGTGCCGCAGAGCTGGAATAGGATGAGCCTCAGCCATTGATTTACGCTCGTGTTCTTTCAGCTCTTTGTGAAGTTTATTTACGCGTTTTACTTCTTTCTGAAAATCCTTCTCCACCACATAGTGCTTTTCAGCAGCTTCGTGTTTTTTGGATTCGCCTTTAGTAATCTTGAAGTTGGTTGCCATTTCAGCCCCTAAAGTAAATTGCTTTCAGCGGTTCTGCGCTTTACCAATCCTGGCAAAACTTTGCCGCCACCTTTTACCCATTTCATTAGCTCAATTTGTGAGCCAGCCATATCATTTTGTTTAAGCTTTTTTAACAAAGTACTAGATTTTAGCCGCCCAATACCCAAGTTATATGCAAAATCAGCAATTGCGCATAATGCATCACCAGACAAATTAGGACATAGTTTTGCAACCTGTTTTGCAAAATTTAAAGCATCTGATTGCATTCTTGCATCAGCTTGTGCTTGAGTCCATACCGTTGTCGGCGTTACGTCTAACCCGGTAGAGCCCCATCCGCAAGTCCATATACCAGCAGGACAAAGATAAGCTTTTAACCTGCACCCCTCAAATTGCTTTATTAAAATATAAAGCTTTTTTAGGTTCATTTGTTCTTTTTACCCAAAGTTCTGTCAGCAATAAAAAATCCAAGAATTCCGGCTGCCAAACCTTGATCCCACTCATCCATTACAAAGTTTTGATTTAGAACTTTTAAGAACCACAAAACTAAAGCTAATTGAGCAAATTGCGGTCTAATTGTGCCGTTCCAAGCATCTACAAAAAATATTCCTGTAGGCTTAAAAGCATCTTTCATGGCCTCAGTAAAAGCTTTTGCTTCTTCTTCAGCTACTGCCGCATCACGTTGAACCTCAATAATTTTTATTCCATACTCATTTTGCAAACGCAAGTTTTCCATTTGCCTAGCGTGAGCTTTATCATCTAACTCAGCTTGTAACCTCATTAAATCTTGTTCGTGCAAATGATCTTGCTTTTTATTTACAAAAGAAGAAACTTCCCCCCATATCATCCGGAATGCTGAGCCACCAAGAAATGTAAAAAGTGCGCTTAACATTATTTACCAAAAAATAAATGTGTAAAGTATCCCGCGATGCTGCTTGCAAAGGAAATAAACGTCATCCCCATCCAAAAGCCGCCGCGTCCTTTGTTTGCCAATGCCAGAAGTTCCTCTATCTTGCCCTCCAGCTTGTCAACTTTTTTGTCTAGCGAATCAACCTGGTTCACAAGTTGGCCGTATTTGAACATATCAACTTCAGACACTTGATCCCCCATTATGTCTTTTGAATAAACGCTAAAGCGTAATAAAGTGGGTTATTAGTTCCCACTGAAGTGACAACCCCAGATGATGCAAAACCACCGTTATTACCGACCGAATAAGAATTGCCAGCGCCAACAATGAAACGATCCCGAAGATCCGGTGTTCCATTCGTACCATCGCATATAACATAACCAGAAGGAATTGAGCCAATAGAACCAGACCACATCAAAATCGCACCCGTTGGAACTGGAGTTACCGACGGGGCAGAACCTAAGATGCCGTAAATATTGTCGTAAGTTGCAATCTGAACATTGCTGCTATCCGTCAGAATAAACTTATAGTTACTGCCAGCAGTCAACCAAATCTCTTGCGGCGGTCTACCATCCGTACCTAATACGATAGGGTTGGTGTTGGCAATCGTTCCTGCCGACGTTGTATAGGTTGCTTGCGGCGTTGTTGTTCCAGCTTGGTAAGTATAAATAAAGCCGCCAGAAAGCGGCACACCAAGCGTTGTAAAGAACTGAAAACCGTTGCCTATTGGCGAAAGATTGACGCTCATTTTTTCTTCCCTATATCAGACAGCTTTACGCCCGCTGCCGGTTTAATTGTCTGCTTTACTTCTTTAGCTATTTGTCTTTCTTGCAAAATTCTACTTGCTGGTTCGGCAAAATATTTAATGCCTGGAATGTCTTTAAACAAATCAGTTCCATATTGTTTAAGCATTTGAGCCGCAGCAACAGCAGTTCCAGATTCATTTACAAAAGAACCTTTTGGTCTAGCGCCAATTAATTTGCCAGTATTTGCTATCCCTCGCAATGTTTTGGCTTCTTCGCCAAATAAAGAATCCAGCTTTTTATTTACGTCAAGATTCTCAATAAAGCTATTAAACTTGGCGGTTTTAAAATTACCGCTTGCGTCTGTAGATTCGCGAATAATGTAATCCAATGCACCAGAACGCAAATGTTGCAGTGCTTGCGGATCATCTTTAAGCGTATCTAATGTTTTTGCAAATTCTTTATTTTTAGAGCCAAATACAAGTTTTCTAATAAAATCTCTGGTATCAGAAACGCCATTCATTACATCCGCATACAGCGGGTTATAGGTATCACGCTTCTTATCCAGCAAATCAAATTGAGCCTTCGCCAAAGACCTTGCCTGGTCAGCCAAAGTCTTAGCTTCGCCGGTTTCATTTAGCAAAGGCATCTTTTCCAGTTCGCTGCGAACCACCGTAAGCGCATGAACTGCATTCCCATCGTTGGCAGATTGAGCTTTGCGAGTTTCCCTAGCTAACACAGTCCGAAGATTCTCGAACTGGTTGAAGTTCATTGGCTTGCCTTTGGAATAAGACTCAATCCGGCTCAATATCGCAGATGGCAAAAACTCAGACTCGTCAAATTCACTTAAAGCTTTAAGCGCATTCCCGCCAAAGGTTTGACTATCAACCTCAAGTTTTCCAGCGCCGTAATCTTTAAGCTTATTGTAAGCTTCTGTAATCTTTGCATCGTCGGCTTTAATGCGATCTTCCATGCGAGCAATAGTGTTTTCCGCATCTTCAACAAAACTTGTTGTATTTATATCTGGCGCAACTCGTTCTTTCATTAAGTTGGCGTTTTCCTGCAAAGCTTTGTTTTGCTCATTTAAGTGAGCTACAACTTGATCCTTAATGCCGCGTTGATTTAATTCGTTGCTAATAATTACAGGGTCTTGTGTAGCTTGACCGCGAGTTAAACGAACAGGCACAGGCAATTGATCTGCTTGCATGACGCGATCCAAGGCCTCTATATTTACATCACCAGGTTTAACTTTCTCAAGTTCTGCTTTTAATTCTGGCGTTGCTTTAGCTTTTGCTTCATTCAATATTGAAGCATCGGCAGTTTTTGCTGCGCCAACGCCAGCCATTGCTTGAGGCTCAATCTTTGCGTAAAACTCTTGTTGAAGTTTTTGCTTGTATTGTTCTGGCGTAAGTTTTGGTTTTCCTGTGGTTGGCTCAATGCGTTCTGCAATAGCCAAAGGTTTTGGCGTTACTGGCTTTTGAACGCCAGGTTTTTGAGCTCCAGCCATAGGCAACGCTTCAGGCATAACAGGCGGCAGTTTGGAAGCTTCAAAAGCTTGCTGCAACGCGCCCATAGTGCGGCCTGTAATGGCCTTTCCTGCCTCTGTGCGAGGTTCATAGGTCAAAGCTTCGCTTACTTCGCCAGCGGTCTTTTCGGCCTTTCTAAGCCCTTCCTGAGTGCCTAACGTGCCTCCTAAAACGTTTTCAGCAATACCGGCAGCACCACCTACAATAGGCGCAACAAGGCCGGTCGTAGCAGTTAATCCAAGCTCACCAAGGCCAACAAGTTTTTCTCCCATCGTTGGTTGTTCGGCAACGGGTTTCGGTTCTTCGGGAATTACGCCATATACATCAACATGTATCGGAGGCCCTTGTTTAGGCTCTGCGCCACCAGACAAGAACTCATCTAACGTGCTAACAGCAGGGGCAGCAGCTTTAAAACTCTTGCCGCCAATAAACCGCATTTCTCTATTGATAGCGTCTATGTCAGCCTGAGCTCTGGTATCGCCATTTTTTAGACGTTCGTTGGCATCGTCTAACTCTTGCTGAAGAATTCCTATCCGCTGATCCGTTTTAGGAGCGGCTTTTGGGAATGACATATCGCGGGTTGTTACACCCTTAGACGGTTCTGTACCTGCCAGAAATTCATCCAACGCACCCATTTACAGGCTCCCGTTAGCCATCAGTGTCTGTAGATTGGCCTTCTTCTTAGCCAATTGCTGCAAATCTTCTTTGCTCAAACCTTTAAACAATGACGCATATTCTTTCTTCTTGGCTTCTGGCGACATTTTAGATTTATCAATCGAAATTGCCTCAAAAAGTTTAGAGTCTGAATTTTCTTGCCAAAGTTGCTTAAACACATTCATGTTGGCATCGCCAAACTTTTGCGAGAACTTTTGTGCGGCAACACCGCGCATTTCCAAGTCTTGCAAGTCAGCATAAGCACGACGAGCAATCTGGATCAAAACCTCTGGAGGATAAGTCTCATCCCCAGATGCCATGCGCGTCAACTGTTGACCGGCAACTGTATCCAACGAACCACCCATAGCCTGGATGTTAGAAATTTGGACGTTTGCCAAGTCTTTAGATAATTGCTTATAGGTAGGATCGCCAGCCCAATTACGGAAATTGCGAACAACAGTACCAAGCACACCGGTAGAAGGCCAATTGCTTTCCTTCAAACCAGTTGCCTCTTTTACTACCTCGTCAAGATTACGTTTGGCGGTAGTAATTTCTGACTGACGTTGAACAAGTTTGTTTTTGTATGCTTGACCAGCTTGCAAGTCTGCCAATTCTGACGGAGCCATAGGCACAATATCACCAGCTTTCCGAACTCGATACGGCATCGCTGGCATATTGCCTTGCGCTGGCTGGTTTTGCGTGGGCTGACCTTGAACCGGTTGTACTGGCGACGGTTCTGGAAACGCTGGCTCACCTTGTGTTGTTGGCTGCCCCTGAATTTTTGGCTGCGTAAGCTCTCCGGTTCCTGACGTAAACAAAGCAGGAGCGCCAGCAGTGGCCGTAAGCTGTGGCGTTGCTCTGCCCATCTGGGATTCCGCAGAAGTACCAGCAGAAATGAGATTCTTCATAACCTGCGGCAGCTTTTGTGGCTCGTTTTGGGCAACCGCAAGCAAAGGCGCAAACAAAGCAGCAGCAACCTTTTCATCTATACCACCAGCTTGCATCAGCTTGCCGCCCTGAATCAGCGCATCAATAGCGCCTTTCGGGTCTTGTGCTGCGTTCTGAATCCGAGAATCCTGAGCAAGACCGCCCATTAGTTGCATACCAAACTCAGCGTTCTTTTTAGTATAGCCAAGCTGCTTTTCAGCCGTTTCTATAGGCTGACGTTTACGCGTTTCTTGTTGCGTAACAATGCCAGTTTCAATTTCTTCTGGCGTTAGTGCCTCAGCCTTTTGCGTGGCAAGCTGTTGCTGACGCAATTGTTGTTGCGCTTGTTGCACTTGCAGCGGATTCATTTGCATAGATTGCTGAAGTTGCTGTGCGCCGCCAGCCATATTCAACATATCCGCAAGTGTCATCGGCTTGGTTTGCGGCCCCAAATTGTAGTTAAAACCATACTCAGGCATGATGAATCCTTACGGAATGTAGTTTGGTGTTGCCGTAGATTGCTGCGCTACGTTCTGATTCTGATTCAAAATCTGCTGCAAAATCTGATTAGCTTGATAATTCTGCAATCCACCAGCCACAGCATTTGCTGCGCCTGTCAATCCAGCCGCCTGAGCTCCGGCAGCGCCAACACCCAATTGACCAGCCGCAGTAACCGCATTTTGACCAGCCTGTGCCGCAGTATTTTGGGCAGTCTGACCAAGGCCAGCAATGCCAGCCAAAGTGTTATAAATGCCTGTGCGCTGAGATTGAAAGTTCTGGAAAGCGTTTTGGTAAGCATTTCCAGCATAGTTCTGCGTATATTCTTGCAGAGCTCGCATAGCATTTCCACCAATAGCACCACCCGCCAAATTAGCTTGACGCTGCGCTTGCTGCTGACCTTGACCAAGCATGAATTGGTAATTTGGAGCCAATCCAGCTTGCAAGTCTTGCGGCGTAAACTGACGAGTCAGGTAATCAGTGCCGGTTGCCATACCAATAGGCTTGCCGGTTTCGTCATATTGCTGGAACTGACCAGGCAACATAGACCGAATCTGATTTAACGCCTGATAACCAGCACCGCGCTGTGGCGCAAGTTGCTGATTGATGGTGTTAAACATCGCCATCTGATTGGCGGCCGCTTGTTTCGCAGCATCTGCTTGTGCTTGCGATCCAAGATAAGAACCAACTGCTTGAGCGCCAGAACCAATTAAATTAGAAATGGCTGCGTTACCAAGTGACGATGCTAAAGTATTTGCAAGACCGCCACCCGCTGCGCTACCAATCGCATTAGCACCAACGCCTAATGCACCAGCACCACCACCAATAACATCGCCAAGTGTTCCGGTAGTATTTGCAGAACCAACAACGGCATTAGGATTCATTGCCATTGTTTGATTTACTGGCAATCCAGCAGCAGCGGCAGTACCGCCTAATCCAGCGGCAATAGCAGCCGTATTGCCAACCGTTGCGCCGGTAGTGCCAAGCATCGTTCCCGCCATTGTTCCAGTGCCTAAACCGGCCTCAATACCAGGCAAAGCAGCAGCGCCAATAGCAGCAGCAGTTGCGGGAGAAAGCGCAGCGGTTCCGAGTCCAACCGCTTCGTTAGCGGCAGCCCATGTTCCTGCGCTAACTCCAGCAGAACCAATAGCATTCATAATTGCAGGAACGCCAAAAGCCATAGCAGCCATTGCTGCAAATGGCATTAAATCACCAACCAAATCGTTAGAAACTACGTTGCCAGTAGCATTAAAATATTTTGCAGCTAAATTGCCATTTGGCGCTGTAACAGGCACTAGATTTCCTTGCCCATCAGCCTTGAACAAAATAGACGCATGAGGCGAAGCAGTATTTTGACCAGCATATTGACCAGTTCGATCAAGCGAGTTTTGAACAATATAGTAATCTTTAGCGGCGGAATTAATTGCATCGTATTTTTCTTTTGGTGTTCTTAATCCTGAAATATCAATACCAAGTTGTTGAGCCGCCTTATTAAAATCTCCAGAATATGTTACTGGTCCTCCCATAATGCTTGGATTTATTTTTAATCCAAAAGCTTCAGCACCGCGCAATACTTGCGATGCATCAGATTTAACATTCCAACCAAACTTGTTGTAATTGTCGCGGTATTGATCTTTATTAAGCGTATTGCCGCCGTATTTAGCCAACACAGCATCAAGTGCTTTTTGGTCAAGAATAGGCAAACCTTGTTCATTTACTTTTGGGAAGTAATCTGGATTTGCGCCTTGAATAGCAAGTTTAGATGCCGTAGTTGCAGCAGGTTGAGCTACTTGTGCGATAGGCGTAGTTTGTGCCGGGGCAGGAGTTGGAGCCGGTTGAGCAACTTGAGAAATAGGCGTAGCTGCAACAGGTTTTGGAGCCAAAGCAGACGTAGCAGCATTAAACTGATCGCCCATGTTTCTAAAAGAAATACCAAGCACATCTTCCGCGCCGCTACCATCGTTATAAATGGTTCTTGTTTTTCCGTCAGAAAATTTGATTTGCATAGGCGAACCACCATTAGTGCGGATTTTTGCAACCGCATTAATGAGGTCTTGCGTAAGCTGTGCTGTAGTAGCCATAATAATTCCCTAAACTTTCAAGGATTGTAATACGGAACCTTGTAAGGTTTGCCGTTTACGGTCACATTTATAAAGCCAACCGGAGCCGTTGGCAAAGCAGCAGAACCAGGGTTAGCGGTGCTTGCGCTTGAGAAATTCAACAGGTTTAGAAAAAACTGCTGCCATGCCCTAGTCGGCCTATTGGTAACGGTATCCAAAAACTCCGTTTGCGGGTAAGGCTGGATATTGGACGTATTTTGCGTAATAGCCATTAGTTGTCACCCGCAGAAGATTTAAGGTTAGCCGACACAATTACCGCCCAAACCGGATCAGATACCACTACCTCAAAAATCCTATCTCGCGCCGTACCCAACCGCCGCCAGATGGCTCGGTTTTTGTACCGTCCAATTGCGCCAATACTGACCCAATATTCTTTTGACCAAGTGCTGCCGCCATCATTAGACCAACGCAACATAGCTTGTGGGTTTTGAGTGGTAACGCTAGTCAGGATGGACGAAGTGCCAATAATGTCGGTTTGCGTCGGTTCGACAACAAATATCTGGGTTGGCGCAATAACGTAATTCTCGCCCAAATACTGCGCCCCAGGAATAGTGCTGGCAGTAACGTCTGACAGCCCCGTAAAGCCCACGCCTGGCTGGAACTGAATCTGGAGCTCGTCAAAGTATTCACGCTGAAAATCAGCTACCAGATGCGGAGCCCGGCGCAATCTGCGAATTGTCTGACCGTCATCTGTGTAATTGGTGGCATCCAACTCATAAATCTTTCCGTTTTCGTAATCACCCACCAAAAACATACCTTGGAACAACGCGCCGCAGTTGCCTCGATGCCTTGTGTACCCGCCATCGCTGGTGAATGAAAGCATCTTGTGCCACATCTGCGAAGCCATGTCATAGCACCAAGTAATGCCTATAGTTGGGAACGTGACAACATAGCATTCATGGCCTTCTAGTTGATACGTCCAAGCAATCGCGTCATCTATATACTGATTTAGCAATGATTGCTCTACGGCATGGGTAGAGATGCGATTAGGCTTGTACCCTTCCATCTGCATAATCTGGCCTTGGCCGCGAATATTGCGGCTGACATATGCAAACGAGTTGCCAAGTCTTGCCAAAGAATATTTGGCAGCAATGCCATGTTGTGTGGAAGTGCCAGGAATCCGTTGGAATGGGAACGGCGTAGCTCCAACGTCTACCCAAACTTCACTAGACGTTTCGCCTAGTAAATATATTTCGCGATGGTCAATAATTAGGGCAACCAGATCATCCGGCGCGCCATCTTTGGAACCAAAGCTTAGACCGTTAGAAATGGGCGACAGCAGGTCAGAAGCCCCAAATTGCTGCGTATTTGGATGGTTGTAGACAAAATAATTGTCATAAGTACCAACAGAAGTACCGCCGCTAAAAGCTCCGTCCGTAGATGGCAAAACCGTCCAGTTCAACGCGTACAGGGTTGACGATGAGACACTTTGCGTAAAGTTAACATCGTAAGTACCTGTGCCACCAGTTCCAGTGCCAAACGCGGTAATGATGGTGTTGGACGTAACGCCAGAACCTTGAATTGTCTGACCTAAATATAAAGTGCCTGTAATGGAAGTAACGGCAAGCGAATTAGCGACCAATACAGCCGTTCCAGCCGCACCACTACCAGAACCGCCAAGGCTATCGGCAAACGTCACTGTGGGGGCTGTGGTGTAGCCAGAACCCCTGTTTGTAATGGTTACTTCCGTAATCTTGCCGCTGATCTGCGTAGCAACACCTGTTGCGACCACGCCAGCATAAGTCAGCGTTGCAGTACCGTTAGAAGCCGACCCACTGGTATGCGTTGGAGCCGTTGTCCCCGTAGTTCCGGCAGTTGTTACAGTGTAAAGATTGGAACCATAATAAATCTGTGCGTTTAGTGAAACAACGGTGCTTGCAGTCCACAGGGTTCCAAAATTGACCACAGGGTTTACATAATTTGAACCCTGATTGGTAATAGTTACCGAATTTACGCCGTTAGAAATTGAGCCCGTCAACGTAGCCGCAACCGCAGCGGTATTCATATCCCGCGCTGTTAGCGTTTGCGAAGTGTTAATCGTATAGGTTCCTGTGCCTCCCGTACCCGTACCCAAGGCCGTAATAATGGTTGCGGGAGCAATACCCACGCCGAAAAGGGCTTGTCCAACGCCTATAGTGCCGCTGGAGACGTTTGTAACGGTTAGGGTAGTTCCAGATATGGAGCCGGTAAAAATCGCCGTGTTTGGCGTAGAAATGCGCCAGGTATAGCGATAAGCACCGTCAACGATATAGACGTTCTGGCCGTTGTCAGCTATCCCAACAATCCCTGTGGACGTATTTAGCTGGCCGACAATAGTGGGAGTCAGGTTAGACGTTAGGACGTAAACATACGGCCCGCAAACGGCAACCATGAACTCGCCGCCCGACAACGTGAGCATTCCGCGCACTTCTCCCAAGGCACTTAAAACAGCCTTGGTGGTCAGTCCAGGGGTCGGATATAGCGAGACAACAGCCCGTTGCCCAGGCTGCTTTAGTGGGTCAATCTCAGGCCGCCAATTGATGCACTCTTGCGCGTCCTGATAGATGGACGGGGCTTCGTAAGAAGGGCCGACAAAACCAAAATCCATATTTATGCCTTACTTTCTACATATGCACGAAATTTAACAATCCGCGAAATATTGTTTGCATGAATGTTAAACATTTTGCCAATTTGAACAAAAGTAAGTCCAGTTTTGTGAATCAATCTAACTTGTTCGGCTTGTTCTTGAGTTAATTTTGCTTTTTTATGTTCCGCGCCTCTCGGAGCTTTTGATTTTCCTTTTTTTGCGGCATCCTTATTATTGTCGTTGTAATTTCCAAGTTCCATATGATTAGGATTGCAACACAATCTGTTATCACATTTATGCAGAATAAATTGTTTTACGCTTTTATCTTTTGGCGCAGAAAAATTAATCCTTCCAGGAAAAGTTAAAGCATAAATAATTCTGTGTGCAGAGTACGATTTTTGACTAACCATCATACTTCCATAACCATTGCTATTTACGCAGCCTTGCCATTCCCAACATTTATTTGGATCGTCGGTTTTAACAAGCGCCCAAGCATCTTGAAATGTTTTTCGCTTCATTATAAGTTTCCTCAGCCCAAGAAACCTCCACTCAAAATCCAACCCGCGTCGCGCTGTTTATTAACCAACAACGAACTTGGGTAAGAAGCCGTTTGCAGCGGCGACATATTGGTACGCTTAAGCGTCGACTTAGCCTGTGCCGCAAATTGCGTAATCATCGCAATCTGAGTTGCAGAATTCTTGCCGTACATAGGCATCAGACGCTCTGCCAAACACCAGCGCAACGCCATCGTATAACCCTGCGGCAATACGAAATCCTCTTGTACCGTTGCAAACCGCTGGAAGATCGTATTGGCAAACATATGCAGTTCGCCCTGAGCCGGATTTGGCCAAACGAAAAGGTTGCCTGATTCCTCGTTAGGGTTAAAGTACAAAGCTTTCGGCCAAGGCCCGTTTAAGGTCTTAAGGCCAATCATTTCGTACTGTTGCAAGGCCAAAACCGATACTGGATAGTCTAGGCCGCCACCCTGAATAGGCTGACCGTTGGCAGTCGTATTAATCCGCACAAAAGCCGAATCGATATAAAGCGGTTTTTGATAATACGCAGTAATGGTCGTGGATGCTACTGTCTGTGGAATGTTGACTTTGTAAGTACCTTGCTCGTTAACATTACCGCCCGCGCCAGTGATGTTGGCAACGATCTTAGTACCTGGCAGGATGCCCGCACCAGACAATGTCTGACCTTGAGCAATAGCACCCGACAAGATGCCAGTTACCGTCAGAATGTTGTTATTGATCGAGCCAGTAAATTGAGAACCGACAAAGTTCTGAGTGCTTGGATTAGGGCCAAGCGTATATTGAACTTGCCCAGAAATTAGCGTAAAGATAATTTCCGTGACATTAAACACCATCATGTTTTCGTTTGACCATTGATCTACTAAGTCATTCAACATGAATAAGGCATCTTGCGTTGCCTCTGGTGTTGGAGTTTCGCCAGCCTCAAGAGCACCAATGTCTTTTAGTGCGGCACTGATAATCTCAATCGGCTTGGTCATTTCATTCCTCTTTCGGCTGTTCTGGCACTAGCTGTGGCTGCACTTGATGGTCTATTTTCTGTAGCAATCCGGCAACGGTTTTGTACGGCAATTCCTGCAAAGCGGCTGCAATTGTTTGCAATTCTTGCAGGGTAAATTCTAAGTTAAGAACTTTTGTATTCATACAGATAATTTGAAGGTTGCTGGCCGCCAAGGTAAAGCAACTTCCTCTGGCTGCACATTGTTTAGTTGCATACGAAGAACATTCTCAATCTCTGGGCAAACCTCTTTCACCCATCCAATTACCTGTTCTTCAGTCAGTTCTGCTACAGGAGTGCCGCCATTGCCGCTTAGGTAGCAATAGCCTTCCGTTTCTACAGAATTGCCGCCATCGGCAAGCTGAACATGATATTTGACAGCTTTAATCACGCCATCAACTGCTTGCATATCGGTAATTTTCCAAGTCAGCATCAAAGCACCTGAATGTCAGAACTAGTCAACGCCGGTATTTCAGCAGACGTAATCGCTGGCAAAGGATCGGATGGCAAAGAGTCTGCAATTACTACATTAGCCATTTGGTATTCAATCCATTGCATTTGATCGTGGTTCCACTTCCAGCGATAACCTTCGCGGTCAATAGGCTTGGGATCACGCACTACCCATTCCCAATTTAGCCAAACAACTTCTTTGCCCTCTGGGGCAATAGGCGCATCAGGAACTTCTAGCCAACCTTCAGTGCCATCTGTATTAGGCTGCGGAATTGATCCGTTTTTAGTCCACATATGTCACCTTATTGAATCGGAAATGCAGCGGTTGGAGGCGTAAAGTTGGTTGTATATCGCGCATAACCTTTGGTAATTCTTAAATCATCAATGTAACCATTCATTGCTTGAGAACCTAAATTGTAACCATCGGCGGCAACAATTGGCCTTCCTGCTGAACCTAAATAATTAGTTGTATCTGAATAAGTAGAACCTTCATTTGTTCCGTTTAAATATAATTTTGTTGATCCACTAGCTCTAACAAACGCAACGTGATACCAAGTTCCTGTTGTTATAGTTGTTGAGCTGTTAATCCTAACGCCACTATTGGCTTCATAAGTAAGTTTAAATGATGTGTTTATATACATTGTTGGATAAGCGCCAGCAGTACTTGATGGCCTATAATCCAAAATTACCGATGCAGTACTTCCAGATAAAGAAGAAAAATAAACCCAATATTCAATTGTAAAATCACCGGTTCCCAAAGCATTTTGTGGTGGATTGCCGGATTGAAATAAATAATCCCCCGTTCCATCAAAATACATAGAACTGCCACCAAACTTACTTTGCGTCGTGCTGATCTGAGCATTACCTACAGTCTCCAGATCATTCTTAGCAGTAGCGTCTGTAATGCCAGCGTTGGTGTAATTAGCAAGCAATGATGTATTACTAATTGCAGTAGGAGGAGCAGTTGGAGGCGTAAATGCTCCTGTATAAACTGCAGTGCCTTTTACAATACGGAAGCCGCTAATGTAACCAGCATTAACAGCAGTTGATCCATCTGCAGCACCAGCGCCAATTGTTGTATTACTTGTATTAGTTGGAATTGTTCCAGAAAGAGTCCCAGAAGCAACAGATGCACCATTTAACCACAACGTCCAAGTATTTGTGCTTCTAGTAAATGCAACATGATTCCAAGCACCAGCTTTGCAAGCAGTACTTGCAGTAATGTTTAACCCCCACGATGAACCGTCCACTGTGGCAACAGCAGTAATTAAAAGTCCTGTTGATGAAGCAAGATTGATTGCAGCTACAGTTGAATTGTTTGCCCGTTTTCCATACAGTCCTGCTGTAGAGCCCGGGGCAGCATTGGGATACCACCACATTTCAATGGTGAAATCAGAACTGCCCATATTAAGAGCAGTGTTGTCAGCAACAGAAAGATAATCCCCGCTACCATCAAAATACCCACTACCACCTACTACAGACGAGCTATAAGCTGCTGTTGGAGCAAATGGGCTGAAAGCTTGGACGGATGGTGAACCGCTAGTTGTAATAGTAAAAGCGTTAGTGCTGTTATCAATAAAACGATTTGATTGACAAGTAAGCAGCGAAACAGTGCCAGCAGATACTGTTGTTGTTAATGGAGAAGTTGGTGGAGTAAATGCACTTGTGTAAAGCGCACCGCCTTTAGTAACCCTAGCATTTGAGACATATCCAGAATAAGAAAATGCGGTTTGTCCAAGATCTGCATTTCTTCCAATTACAACATTATTTCCATTGTTGTAATTTGTTGTATCTGAAACAGATGAAGCTTGAACTCCATTAACAAAAATTTTAGTTGTGGTTCCAGACCTTGAAACTACTATTTGATTCCATTGATTTGCAGTCCAAACTCCAGATGGATTTGCAATCGTTGAATTGCCCCATCCAAAAAATAAATCTCCAGTGCTATTTACATTAATTTGTATTGCCCAACCATAAGTTGCGCCGGAAGATGAGTAATTTCCAAAAATAACTTGTCTTGCTGTGGATGTTGTATACGCCCACAATTCTATTGTGAAATCTCCAGTTCCAAATTGAAATACAGCATTTGCGGGAATACTTAAATATGAAGAACCATCAAAATAATTTCCCCACCCAGTCTGACTAAACGGAGAGAACGTACCCTGCGTAGTATTGCCGTTACGGGTAATCGTAAAGTTATTGGTAGACGAATCTAAGAACGTATTGTTCTGCGCTCCATTCGTGCCATTACCAGGCAAAAGAAGCGTGACAAGGTTGAAATAAGCGTCCTTGACTGCCGCAGCAGCCCCCAGAAACAGCGTTTGCAGAATGCCAGACATTAGGTCAGCCCCGTTCCCGAAATGATCCAAGTGGTAGAAGTCAGCTTGACAGCAGTTGCCATACCGTACTGAGCCAACGATCTGCTGCCAGTAGTACCAGTTCCAGCCAAATACATCGTATCGCTGGTAATTGCGATGGTCACAACTTGGCTGGTCATGTTTATAAACGTGATCGCAGTTCCAAGCGCATAAGCCACGTTTGCATTGGAATCAATCGTAAACGTACGCGCATTTGCATCTGTAGACGGATGCAAGATCGCCTTGCCAGAATCAGCCAAAACCGTCGTATAAGCCGCAGATTGGCTGTTAATTGGAATGTTCAGATAACCCACACTCGCAGATGCGGGCGGGAAAGTCATCGTTGTGCTATCCGTACCCGCCAGCGTAATGCTGTTGCTTGCAGTCAGCGTCTTGCCATCAGAAATTGTCAGAGTCGCGCTAGTTGCCGGTGCGGTAATCGCAACCTTGTTTACGCTGGTTGCAGATGCCACACCAAGCGTCGGCGTAACCAGAGTTGGCGAAGTGGCAAACACTAGTGAACCTGAACCCGTTTCATCCGTTACCGCAGCAGCTAGGTTTGAACTAGATGGCGTTTGCAGGAAGGTTGGGATGCCTGAACCTAAACTGGTAACTCCTGTGCCACCTACAGCCGCCGTAAGCGGGCCAGAAATCATCGTGCTTGTCACTGTAGCGGTATCGCCAGTGGTTACGATGTTTCCAGCTACAGCAGGAACATTCAGGTTGTAAGTAGACGCAGTATTAGGGCCGACCAGATTGACCGCCCCACCTAACGCCGCTTGGAAAGTTAACTGACCCATGTTATTTCCTTATGGTGCAATAATAAGTTGTGAAGCGGTCAACGCTCCGGTTGAAGGATTAAATTTCAGCTTGGTTGACGAAACAGTTGCCGCATTATTACCAGAGCTTGCCGCAGAAAACATTGGGTAATACGTTGCATTCGTGCTGGTGTTGTCAGTAATTGCAACCTGAGAAGCAGTCTGAGCATTGCCGCCAATAGACAGCAACGAAGCCGTACCCGTCAGATTAGAACCATCGCCGCTAAAGCCTGTTGCGGTAATTACGCCGGTAGACGGATTGAACTTGAGCTTTGTAGAAGATACATTCTCGCCGCTGACAGTTCCCGTTGTTGCGGTTACAAATGTAATGTATCGAGTGGCGTTCGTGGTCGTATCGTCAGTAATGCTAATTGCAGACGTTGGCGTTTGCCAAGAAGGAAGGCCGCTAGACAGCGTCAAAACCTGTCCATTTGTACCGGCTGACAGCATTGCCGTTGTTCCGGCAGCAGACTGATATGGAACCGATCCAGTAGCCCCACCAGCAAGATTTGTGGCCGTTCCTACCGATACCGTAGACGCACCTACATTCTGCCAATAACTATTAGTTGTGCTGTATTGCAGCAACGAACCATCTGACGGTGTGCCGGTAATTTGTACGTTTGAATCTGTTCCACCCAGCTGCGAGCCTGGGAACAGCGCGACATACATAGAGCCAGAACCGCCAGAGCCGTTGTTGATGACAATACCAACTTCAGCCTTGATATTTGGCGCAGAGGGCTTGGTTGCGGTAAATGCGCCACCGCCAGCAGGGTCGTACCAAAGCGTGTCGTTGTTGTTGTATGCGGAAAGATTGAAGCCTTTAACAACGCCATGCGTAACTACGCGGCCAAAACTGCCAGAAGCAATCGCCTCACAAGCAATACCAACAATCGCGTTGCCATCGGTTAAGCCAGCAGTAGACGGGCCAAACTGGATAACGCCAGATGCTCCAACCACGCCGGTTTTGACAATAACCTGACCAACCGAAATGTTTGCTGAAGCCTTGCCGTACACATACAGCACTTCGCCAACCGGCATAACTAAGTTTGAGCCGCCATCCAAACCAACATTCAGCCCGCCCGTCGCGCTCCAATACAGCTTTCCATAAGCGTAAGTTGGCGTGATGGCCGTATTTAGTTGCAGGTAATCCGCGCCAAGGTTTGTGATGCCCGTTACCGTTCCACCCGTAATTGCTACAGAACCGGCGTTCTGCGTAGACATGGTTCCCAGACCCGTAATATCGGTGTTGGGGATCGTAGACGAGGCTGTAACCGCGCTGGTGTTATTACCCTTTAGATACCCTGTCAGACCCGTCGTAATCAGCGTAGGAACCGCTATAGAGCCGCCAGTAATGGATACCGAGCTCGAGTTCTGGGTTGACATAGTGCCAAGGCCAGAAATGTCGGTATTTGGGATGGTTGTAACGGCAGACATGGCAGAAGTGCCATTGCCTTTTACATAGCCGGTCAGCGTAGTCGCGCCCGTACCGCCATAAGGAACTGTTACTGTGCTGCCGTTCCAAGTTCCCGAAGTAATCGTGCCTAAGCCAGTAATTCCGCTGTAATTGCCAGAAATGTAGCTAGAACCAACTGTTCCAGACGTAATCTGGTTGCCGTTTAATGCAATATCAGTTGCAGCCAAAGCCGTAAGCTGGCCTTGTGCATTTACCGTTGCAGTCAGGGTTTTGCTTGCCGAACCGTAACTTGCCGCAGTAACGCCTGTGTTTGTAATGCTAAATACAAAGTTGCTAAGAGTCAGCCCTGTGCCAGCGTAGTACAACGGCGTAAGGGCAAAGTTTGTCCAAGTAACTGGAGTAACGCCAAGAGTGCCGCCGGACAAAATCGTGCAATACCAAGCAGTACCGCCATAAGTGCTGCCACCTGGCTGAATGTAGACAAAAGCGCCTGTGAGCTCAGTCCATGTATCAGCATCAGATGATCGGGTCCAAGCACTTGCACTAGCATCATAAATGCCGTTTTCAGCCTGATTCGTCTGATTCTTGACCAAAACCCGCTGACCAGCAGTTACCGACACGCCATCAATAGTCTGTAAGCCAGAAAGCGTAATGTTTGCAGTTGTTGCTGCTACTGCGGGCTGTTTAAAGTTCAGACCAGCCGAAATAGAGTCGGCATAAGTCTTGTTGACAAGATCATTGCCCGTTACCGGCGTATTGGTTGCCGTTGCGGTAGTGAAATGGGCAACAGCAGGAGTAATACCGCCAATGACTGAGCTATCAATCGTGCTGTTTGTGATATGCAACCCAGATTGATTAGGGTCAATATTTGGATAAAACTCCGATCCAGCAGGGCCAATCAAGCTGACCAACGTATAGTTTGGCTCAGGGCCGAAAAACGCCCCTGTACCGGGACTATATTTATCGTCGTGCTTTTGGCAACTTCGTTGGTCATAACAATTCCTTAAGACTGATCGTCCATCGGAGTCACATAAATTGTGCCGGTGTTGGAGCCTGTAGCAACAGCAGTCATAGAAAACTGATTTGCAGGAACCGCAACTACCATCGGGCTAGGCATTGCAACACCCAGAACAATACTCTTAGACGGAGTGCCAACAGTCGGCATCACAGCGGCAGGAGCATTAGTAGGAGCAATGGTTACTGCTACGGGGAAACTATTGGTATTGAGAAAGCCGCAATAGTTAATTTGATCGTTACCAATTGGCGTGATAGTCAGTGCGGAAATGGAAGTAGAGCTTACAGCGACCGCAGACGTTGGGCCAATAGGACGGAAAACGGAAGTGTTTGCCATGTTTTTTCCTTTGAAAACGCCATTATTTTATGCGTTTTATACAAAAAAGGGCGGGTTTTTACGCCGCCCCTTTTACTTCATTTTCCCAATTTAGTTGGGAGCAACAAAGCCCAGATTTTCCAGCACAGTGATGATGCCATTTACTGCGGTGGCAATCTCAGTACCAGAAGCGGTGTTACCCAGGGCAGTAATTGCATTTTGCTGGCCGACCGGAGTCACGCCATAAAAGCTAACTTTACCGCCGTTGGGGGCAATAGCTGTACCGTCAGTCGAATCACCATCAATCAGGTAATGCGGGCTGGTGGTAGATGCCGGGCCGTTGTTGGTGTAAGTGATAGGAGTCAGTGCCATGATAATTTCCTTTCCTAATTAAGCGGCAATCCGGCACGCAAGCTCCGAATACAAAGGAGCCCATCCATACAGAACATCAAGACGAGTCGGAATCGAATCGTTATTGATGGTGTACTGACGAACCACACGCATTGACAGACCAATTTCCTTGTCGCTTGCGCGGCCAGCGAAATGCACACCCTCTGGCAGTTCCAGGTCAGCAGTAGCAAGCGTGAACGCATTGCGATGCATCAGGATGTTCTGCGGAGAAACAACGCCGGTGTTGTTGAACGGGGTAACAGTCTGCGAACCCGACGAAGTAACCGACACGTTCTGGAACTGGCCGCCAGTGATAACTGCTGGCGAAACGGTCACAGAAGCAGTACCGCCCGACGAAATCGAGGTGGTGCTGGTCACAACGAAGTTACGCAGCTTGTTCGAACCATACGGCTGGCGGTTCTGTGGGTTGACAGCGTAAACGCCAGCGATCTGGATAACATCGCCTTGGTTCAGAGTTGCTGCCGCGCCAGATGCGCCAATCGTGATGGTCGAAGTAGATGCCCAACCAGTGCTCAGGAAGCCGGTTGCGGTGGTCACGTTGCAAGACAGGGTTGCCGAAGCGTAGGAACCAAAGGTTTGGTTAACCACGTTCTGATCCATCTTCCAGTTCATGCCGCCCGAATCACGACCCATCAGACCCTTGCGATACTGCTCGCCAATTGCCTCTTGAGGCACGAACAGACCTTTCAGGCTGTCAACGATAGTTGCCGACGTGAATGGCTCGATGATGCAAGAACGGCGGCCATCGCGTGGTGCGCCTTCAGCGTCTAAGTAAGCGCCAGCGGTCAGGTAAGTAATCAGACCGGTAGGAGGCGTACCAGCAGTACCAACGATGTTAGCGGTGCTGTTTTTAGCCATCAGCAGACCGTCGCGGTCAATCTTGTTGGCGATAGCCGCAATTGCGGGCTTCAGAACGCGATCCGAGAACATATCCAGCGACAGAGCCAGGTCTTGAGTCGTGAACTGGGTATCAACGTGGAACTGAGTTGACAGAGTGACAGGAACCGAAGTCTCGTTGAAATCTTCAACGTTCAGCGCAGGGCCGGTAGTACCGATGAAACGGCCAGGACGGCGGACGTTAACGGTGTTACCAATCTTGCCGCCAACAACGGCGAACTGGTCATCATAGTTGCGATCAACTTCCGAAGTGAAGGTCAGTTCGTTTTCCAGAACCATCAGGGCTTCGTTAGTGATCTTGCTAATGGTAAGCAAGGTATTGCTCATTTTGCAGCTCCTTAAAAAGAATTAATTAGCTACCGAATTTTCCCTGCTTTCCTTAGTGCTCGCCACTGAGCCGGTGTCCCCGTAAATTCCCCGTTGGAGGAAATGGGTACATCTGCTGCATTGGTAGCACCACGAATCGGGTTGATCGGCGGCGGTGCTTTACTCGTTCGTACCGCAGGAGACTTTTCCTCAGGAGAATCGCTATAACGCGCTTCCAACTTACCCAATTCCTTTAAAGCTTGGGGCAACGGCATTCCGGCTACTTTCTTAGCGTACTCCTCGTTTTCGGCCAAGTGATACAGAATCTTTGGCCCAACGTCGCTTTCGATAATGGCATCACGCAGAACGTCATGTATTGCAACTTCTGACGATCCGACCATTTCGTCGTAATCCGGCATATCTGCCTTGGCCTTTTCTACCCTTTCAGCCCAAGTTTTTAAGACTTGCTGCTGCTTTTCGGCGGCTTTGGCCTGTTCCGTTTGCTGCTTTTCAGCCTCGATAATTCGCTTGGCTTCGTATTTTGCAAGAGCTTTTGCGTATTCAAAAGCGTCCTCAAAATGTTCCGGCTTAGGCTCATCATCCGCTTGCTGAATTGCTGGCTGCGGCTGTTGCTCCAATGCTTTTAAACGAGCTTCAAGGGCTTCGCGAGCTTCCCGTTCCCTTGCTGCTTCTTCCCTTGCAGCGTCGCGGGCCTTGCTTAACTCTGAAAACCGTTTTTCTAGCTTTGGGTTAGCTTTCTTCGGTTTATCTTCTGCTTCCGCTTGCGTTTCTTCCCTTACTTCGGGCTCTGGCTCACTCTGCTGGTCTTGCTCTACAACCGGCTCCGCCTCTGTCGCGGCCTCAGTTGGAGCCTCAGCAGCTAATCCAAGCTTTTGGGCATGAAACTCAGCTAAATTTTCAGACGTAACAACATTTCCTGCTTCTTTTACTTCAGACATGAGTTTCCTCAAGAATTTACCCAATGCAGCCCCATTGGTAGGGTTTTGCTAATAGTAATCCTGCTTAATTTATTGTGCAAGCGGGTTTTGCCCCTGATCTATGTCAGCAGCGGCTTGCATTGCAAATTGCGCCTGTTCAGCATTTCGGCGGTCAATCTCCTGATTCAACCTAGCCGTGTCCATATGGTGCAACAGTAGCTGAACAATTGCCTCAATTTCCGTCTTGTTCTGGCTCGTAATAGCGCGAGTATTCTGGTCATTTACCTTCACCTCTGCCATTGTTTCAGTGTTATGAGCCTTGGCGGTTTGCCTCAAAAGCTCACGCTTAGTCTCAGCATCTTGTTTCACCTGTTCAACATCAGTGCGATACTTCATAGCCAGCTGCATGGCTTGCATCTGCTGCTGCATATCCTGCACTTGCTTCTGAGCCTGTTGCATAGCCATCTGAACCTGTGGCGGCACATCCGACTTGGTATCAATCTGAGCCAGCGGGTTAGACGCAGCCAAACGGTCAGCAATAATGTCGGCGTTCGGGAAATCCATGTTCCTGAATAGCAAGTCTCCAGCAATCTGACGCAGCTCTGGGCTTGATTCAAACAGCGGCATCATCATGCCAACAGCTTCTTGGCGCTTGGAGTTGTAGCCAGGGCCGGTTTCCATAACAACGTCGTACTCGCCAACCGTTACATCGTTCATTACGCGGCCAACCGCATCACGCTGATTGACGGTTAGGAGCTCTGGCTTGCCATCATCGCCAATAATCCGCAAAACTCGTTCGGTATCGTAAATCTTAGGAATCAGGTCAAGGCAAATCTTGCCAACGTGCTGGATGGAACGGGTCAGATTGTCGTAGAAGTCAAAGTTTGTCAGGTCAATCTGCTGCTGCTGACCATTTAAAGCCTTGCCAGATATGTTGCCGGTGGGTAGTTGATTAGGGTCAAACACGCCCATAATGGACGCAAGGTCATCATCCACAGCTTGCGCGGCAGTAATAACGCCGGCAGGAGGCGGCTCAGGCTGCAACCTAGTAGGCGGTGGCGCAGGACGACCTTCAATATCCGTCTGCTTGTAACGCAGGTAAGGCGTTGACTTGATGTTAGCTTGCGCCCAATCGGATTCGTGGCCTTCGTCCTGCCCTTCAGCCATGATCCACTTGGCCTTTGGAGCCAACGCGATAGATTCAGTCAGGCTGGTTTGCCAGAAGTTATACATCCGCTGTGGGTCTTTGCCGAACCGCACCATGCCAAACTTCCTACGCTTGTCACCAGTAACCGTAACGCGGCCATATACAGGAACTAACGGGATATATTTACCCGGCCAATCCCTTTCCTCCAAAACCTGATAAGCGGTCAGCTTTACCCACTTAATTACCTTTTTGTAACTATCGCGTTTACTAATGACGGTAATGCCAGAAGCGGCCATATCCTCTTTGGATGGCAATTCATCCTCAAAAGCATGTTGCCCGTTTGACAGCAAGTAAAGCTTAGACTTTTTGCGCCAAGTGTAAAAATACTCGGCAATCCGAATGTCCTCTTTGCTAATCCATTCGTTCTGGGCATCACCTGTACCACGTTGGGTAAAGCTTGCGCCATCGTCATAGCCTGGATAAAGCTTGCGGAAGGTGGTTTTGGGCATCATCGTCGTAATCAAACAACGATCTGCGTCTGAGCCATCGGGGGCTGTGCTGTTGGGGTCCCAATAAACGGTAAAAGGATTGTCTACCGGGTCAATGCTTATCTTTTGGTCAAAACTATCGGGGCTAACGTAATCTGTGTTGACGCGGATAAAACCCCAACCCATGCGAACAGCGTAATCAAAAGCGGTATCGTAAGCATGGTCAGCATTGGAATCAGTCTCAATGTGCCGGATAACCCCTTGGATAACTTCTGCGTCTGCTGCGTCTTGTACGGTATTTGTGGCATGAACTTTTATGCGTGGACGCTGCTGACGTTGCTGATTAGCAATCTGTCGGCAATAGGTATCCAGCTTGTTGATGGTTAGGATGGGACGGGATTCAAGGTTGCGGCTGTTCTGAAGCTCTACCGGCCATTGATCCCCACCGACGAATTTCAAATCCTCCAGAGCTTCCTGGCGGTTCATTGTGTCGGCATCGTTAGCAAACTTAAAAAACGATATTGCTTCTTCGATAAGTGGGTTGCCGATCCCAGTGTCTTGTTCAGCCATCATGCCATCCAATGTTGCGGCGCGACTTGAACCTGTTTACGTTGGGCGCGCCTTGGTTCATTTACCATCAGCCCGATATATCTAAAAGCATCAGCCCCATGCGAGTAAACGTCATGGAGTGGAGTTCTGCTGAATTGTCCCGTATCTGGGTCAACATCATATCGGTAATGTCGCAAGCATTGTAAGCCCTCTGCACAATTTTCTCTATCAAAATAACAATTAGGGAAAATAGTACGGGCGGCATTAATACTGTCGGCAACTGGCACTCGCGGCAATATTCTGGTTTTGAATCCCATGCTCCGAACAATGTCCTCGATGCTCCTGCCATTAGATGCCAGCGTCTTATTCTCAGCATCATGCGGCAACCACAAGGTATCGTAGAAATACCCATAGGTTTGCATCAGAGAAAGATACTCGGTCATCGTCTTTTGGGTGCTTTGATAGTACCGAATCAACCTAGTTTCCATGCCGACGAATTGCAGGAACCAAATAGCCGTATGGTCAGCCCAACCCAAGTCAAACACAGCATGAACGGGTTTTGTGGGATCGTAGGGAACCTTGCCAATCCTGCCGTTGAATTCGGCATCTTGCATTTCTCGGCCAAAGATTGCCCCATCAATCGTAACCCTGCACAAACCTTCCCAGACGTTGTTATAAGCCTGAATGTCTCTGGCCTTTAGCGAGTCTTTTTCCAGCCGTAATGTCTCTGGAAACCAAGGGTTGTCAGACCAGTTAATCTTTGCAACCAGCGCATTCTCTGGCTGGTGAACTACAAACCGCTGGTATGTCTCGTCGGACTCAAGCTCAGGGTTAAAAGTAATCCATATCTCGGAGCCTTCTTTACGGATGGTAGGAATAAGGATATTCCAGCTTGTGCGGCTAACCGTCTGGGCTTCCTCTACCCAACAAATGTCTACGCCTTCGTAAGATTTGACGTTGGCAACATTGTTTTTGAGGCCAACAAAGTTGAATTCTGTGCCGTTCCTGCCCCTAATCGTTGCCTGGGTAATCTCGTAGAACGTAGACAGCCCTAGGGCTTCAATCTGGTCGCACAGCAGCTTATGAACGGAATCTTTTAGGGAAGTTTGGAATTCACGAGCACACAAGACGCGCAACGGGTCTTTGGCTCCTAGGATTAGCAAGGCTCTGGCAACGCCCCAAGACTTAGCGCCACCCCGCCCACCGTACAAAACCTTGTAACGCGACTTCTCAAACAGGATGGACAGCTTTTCGGGAAACTCTGCCCTTGTGATGGCATTGCGTAGCGCGTCACTCATTAGGCTTGATAAATGTTACTTGGATGCCAGCAAGCAATGACTCGCCATCTGCGCCGGTCAGTTCAGTCTGCTGTGTTGGTTTTCCGTCAAAGCGGTCAATCAATTCCTTCACAGCCCAAGGCTCCCCATCCTCTGCTGCCGAGAACAAAGTTTCAGCTACAGCCCTAAGACGATGAGGCTCTTGCACAGCTATCTTGCGTAGCTGGTCATAAAACATCTTGCCCTTAGCTGCATTTGTATTGCCCAAAGGTGCGCCAGACATTGTGTTAATCCTTAACTATTTGATTACAAAATTACTTTTTCTTAGCTTTGGCCTTCTTTTCGGCTTCACGCTGTACTGCATACCCTATTGCAACTGCTTGCTTAATTGGCTTGCCGGCAGCTATTTCTTTTTTGTATATTTTGTTGCTTGGTCTTTTCAGACGTTCCTTTTTTCAGCGGCATGGTTATTTCCCTTTCGCAGTTTTGGCAGCTTTTTTAAAAGCCTCGTTGGTTGGAGCTCCTTTTGTGCCAGGCTTACGCATACGCTCTACTGGCTTACCTTCAGCTTTTTCACGCTCGATTCTTTCTCTTTTAGCATGAATGTTGGCATAAAGACCGTTCTTCATTTGCAATTCCAGTTCTTTAGAGATGCTTTTGCCCGTTCTGCGGGGCCTTTTGCGTTCTTAACTACCCCTTCCATCCTGGCGCAGAAGGATTTTTTTCTGGCTTCGTCTGCTTTTGTCTTTGGATGCGGGGCAGGAGGCTTTAGGTTGGAATTATTTTTAGCGTTGTACTCTGCGCGGCCTTTAGCGGTCATTCCAGCGCCTTTTTCGGTTGGGTTATAGGTTTTACCCTTACCCGTCGTTTTATGCGGTATAGGCTTGTCATGCGCCATTTATGGCCTCCATAAGTTAAGTTGGTGGCCGGCGCTGATCTCCGGCATTTGAGCGGAACAATGCAAGAGGGCTTTGCCACGGGCTTGCATCGGTCTTGCGCATCAGCCTGCGCATTCACCAACACGGCTGAGGACTGTCCTTCCCGATTACGCCTTGAACCCATAGGATGTGGGAACTTGCTTTTCACGGCAATCCTCATGCGTCTTGATGCCAACAAAAAAGGGCAGGTTGCATTCCCCTGCTGGCCGGTTGCACTATGCACCTGTCACCCTATGGCCTACCCTTTTTTCTTAGTGCCGGTCTTTCCCGGCTGTCATTTACTCGCTGCGTCTGTGAACTTCCGCTTTCGTACTCGTCGCGGCCACAGCATCCGCTTTCAATTAACTAGCTGCAATATTTGCCAGCGTGTCTACTCGTTTCCAATTGGAACCGTCTGAGAAAGCCATAACAGGGCTTCCAGCAGCACCGTTAGACACATAGATCAGTTGACCAGCAGGGCTGACAGGAGGCACTGTAGCCACCGTATAAGCCGTAAAAGCCGCCAAATCTAGTGCCGGATCAGCGTATGCAACGCCGACTGCTTTAGTATTGCTCATTTTCTAACCTTTCAATGTTCAATCCAGCAAATATCAGCTTCCTGAATAAGCTGGAATTCTTCACCTTCGTGACTAATGATCGGCCAATCAAGATAATCCCCGTTGCCATACCGGATACGATCCCCAGGCTTTGCGTCTAGCGGCTTTCTGTTCCCGCGCTTGTCCAACTTGCCGGGACCAACAGCCACCACCGTACCCATGTTATAAGGCTCGGTGTTTTTAACGACCAAAACCTGAGAAAGTTCCCTAACATCAGGTTTGACAAGGATTCTATCTTGAGTGGGCAGTATCATTTGCTGTAGTCAGACCGAGTATGTGTGTAGCAAATGCCAGGAGTGCGACCAGTGTTGAACAGCTTGTCTGCGCCAATCTGATCTTCCTTACCCATAGCAACGCCGCCAACACGCTTGCCCATACGCTCGCCGCTGTAGTCGCTGCTTGCAGCACCCTTTGGTGGCGTTGCGCCAGTGACGCTTTTCACGCCTTTCATACCGTCCATCTTGCCCATGATTTTTTCCTTTGCAAAGAAAACTAAAAAGAGTATTAACCCTGCTTAACAGTATGTCAAGTAGGTAATTGGGATTTTATGATATGTCAACCACCTTAGAAACGTCTTTTTTATGTTTGTGCCTAATTGAATAAATTGCACCTTCGGAAATATTTAAACGTTTTGCCAAAATTTTTGCAGATTCCAAAGAAGCAATAATTTCTTGTTTTAATTCTTTTGAATATTTGAATTGATGATTTTTTTCTCCGTATTGATATGTCCCATGTTTTTTTCTATCTTGAACATTATTTTTGGGAGAATCCCACCTAAGATTTTCTAATCTATTGTCATCGGGCTTTCCATTGTTATGACAAACTTGCATTCCTTTTGGCCTAGGACCAACAAATGATTCCAAAACAATAACGTGAACAAATTTGTGTTTTTTGCCAATGTTTAATCTTAAATATCCATCATTATTTTTTGCTGGCTTTAACATTCTTTCTTGGAAATTTCTATTCCCATATCGTTTATGAAAACCAACATGAGCAATTCTTTTAATGTTTCCTAAATTTGATACTTGATAAGCAGGAAGTCCATAAACAGGAACCCAAATTTCCATAGTTTTTCCTAAGAAAGATCAACAATACGCATAACGTATTTTCCTTTAGAATTTTTACTATGTCCATGAACTTCTATCCTAATTCCCGCATCTCTAACTTTTGCTATTGTTTCTGACTCTTGAATTTTTTTTATTCTTGCAGAAACGTTACTTCCGCTAGTTACCTGTACTGCCAAAACTTCATTTTTTCGAATAGCAAGAATGTCTGCCCATCCCCACAAATCTTGTCTAATTTTTGCAAACGGGTTCCACCGTTCTACCACCACCGGCAAATAGCCCTCTTTCCGCAAAGCCTCAAGGCTGCGTTGTGTAGGAGTCATTTGCAAGCCACATCAATAAAACCACGCGCAAAAAATTCACCCATCGTGCTTCTATGAGCATCTTCCCAAAATTCAATTCTTTCCTGTTTATTCATTTTTGAACCCTGGTCTAATTCCATATGGCAAACAAAACAAAGCGCAGCAATTCTGTAATCATGGGCTTTTAAGCCTTTGCCTTTCCCGTCGCGCAATTGATTTGAATGCGCCGCAACAATGGTTCCGTCATTAATTCCGCAATGCTGACAAGGAATTTGTCGACATAATTCAAGCAACTTTTTGTTGCGATACATAATGTTTATTTTTCGCCATTTAATCGTTTTGCACTGCAAGATGAACAAAGCCAGCGGCGTTTCATTCCGTTTGCGTAAGTTTTCCAATAGCCGCCAATACTGTTCTTGTTTTGGCTGCAATTACTGCAAAACCTCTGACCGGATGCGTTTTCTGCCGCTGGCTCCATATCGCTCATGTATTTTTTCATTGCCTCATTTACCGGCAATCTTCTCCCGAATCACGTTTACAGGAATATCTGTGGTTTCATGTATCCTAAGAATTACTGTATCTGATACGAGTTGACCATGCCGTATTTTGCTAATTGTTGGAATGCCTAATTGTAACAAGTCTGCTAACTCACGATCAGATTTAAGTGCCATTTCTGCGCGTAAAAAATCCAGCAAAGCATGATCTTTTCTTGGTTGCATTTGTATCCCCTTTTACATAGTTAATTTTTCAATTTTTCGCTCGTTGTATTCTCTGGTTTTCCAAATATCAACGCGCATTTTGGCTGCTTCTAACTGCCACTCTAATGCTGCTTCCTTTTCTACTGCTGCTGCCAAACCTTTTAATAACTGCTGGTATTCATCTGCTGCGTAAGCTTCTCGTTCTTGAGCCCCAAGCGGTTTATCTAAATGCTTTGCCATCATTAGAGACTTAAGGCTTTTTCTAAATTCTTGAAGTTGCACACGTTCTGCTTTTGCTTTTGCGTATTCAGGGGCAGTTTTAAATATAAAGTCCACCGCATCATTTGGGTCATTAGTCATTCCTGCCCCCTTGCGCGGATAGCGGCAGCGTTCCATTTGGCTGTTACAGCACAATGGTGATACATGAATTGGTCGCGTTCTCGTCTAGCTTTTTCGCTTGATTCTCTACTACGTTTTTCTTGTTCATCACACACCTTCGCGCATTCCTCGCGCTCTGCTGCTGCGACTAAAGCGGCAAATCGTTCAATCTGCTCCATTGTTACAGGCACTTCAATGCTCGTTCGTTCTGTCGGGCTTGACCATTCAGAATAAATGCCTGTCCAACCAGCCTCCCGCGCCATGCGGATGATGTCATCTCTGTTCATTCTTTTTCCCTTGCGCGGATTTCATC